ATCTTGCCCAACCTATACACTTAACCCAATGACAGATGGCGCGTTTGTGCAATGGGATGCGCCGTTTGTTTTCCGTGAGTACATAACATGACAACAATTAACGCCGTAACTGGTTCACAAATCAACCATGCGGAATTTGTAAAACTTACCGTTGGTACTGCCGCTACGGTTTACACATTCTGCAACGCCGCCGCGCCTATTACGGTTGGCGGCATTACCTTTGCTAACCTTGGTGCGCTACTTAGTGTCGGTGATGTTCAGCGCGACATTAAGGCAACATCGGATGACATGACAATTGCTTTAACAGGCATTGACCCAACCAATGTAGGCATCATTCTTGGCAACGATATTAAAGGTTCATTGGTAGAAGTATGGCGCGGGTTCTTTGATTCAAACAACCAAATCATTACTACGCCTACAACACAATTTTTTAAACGCTACCAAGGCATCATCAATAGCGTTTCTATTACCGAAGATTTTAATTCTGAAGCGCGTACACGCATTGCAACTTGTTCTATTTCGTGTTCATCAATGCGGCGTGTTTTAGAAAATAGATTGTCGGGCGTTAAGACAAATCAAAACAACTGGCAATTTATTTATGCGGGCGATACATCAATGAATCGCGTAAGTGAAATTTCAAACACATTTTTTGATTTTGGTTCACCGCCTAAAACACAAACACAAGCAAGCGAAACTACAGTAACAGACAATTCAGCGGGTGATGCAAGCCCATGATAAGACCCGCGACAAGATACGACATTCCGAGACTGTTAGAAATTGTGGAGGCTTACGCCTATGAAAACCCTATTAAAAAACTTGGTGAACCGTGTAATCACTTTCCTAGGTATGTTGAAGAACTACTGTTTAGCATCATGCAAGGGCGTGGGTTCATTTATGTGGATTCGCATTTGCGCGGCGCGATTGTGGCTTACAAAACTTCTAACATTTGGTCGCCCAAAGTAAAAGAATTAAACGAACTATTGTGGTGGGTAGAACCCGAACACCGCAATGGTACGGTTGGCGGTAGGCTTTGGAAAGCGTTTGATGAACGCGCAAAGGAAATGCTAAAAGCGGGCGATGTAGATTTTGTTTGCACTTCAATTTCTGCTAACGGCCCGTTGATTGATTACACGCGCAGGGGCTACAAATCCCTTAGTGCAACTTTTGTTAGGGAATAGAAAAATGGTTGCAACTTTAATTGCGGGTTTAGAAATAATTGGCTTTTCAACGGCAATGGCAACCTTTGCCGTTAACTTTGCCATTTCTTATGTTGTTACCCGTGCGTTTGCAGATAACCCTGAAACACAACAAGACATGGGCGTAAGGCAACAAGTACCGCCAAGCGCGGTAAACGCTATTCCTATTGTTTACGGCAACGCCTACATGGGCGGCACATTTGTTGATGCCGTTTTGACAACTGACCAAAAAACAATGTACTACGTTTTGGCTATTTCAAGCATTAGCCCTAATGGTCAATTTACTTTTGATACCGCCGATATGTATTACGGCGACAGAAAAATTACTTTTGATGGTTCAGATTTAACTAAAGTTGTTAGCCTTACTGATGAAGCGGGAAATGTAGATACAAAGATTAGCGGCAACCTTTACATCAATCTTTATACATCTACAACGGGCGGCACAATTACATCCGCTAACGGCGCATCAGCACCTAGCACGGTTATGGGCGGTTCTGATATTGCCGTTGGTCAGCGTTGGACAGGAACGCGGCAAATGAATGGTTTAGGTTTTGCTATTGTCAAACTAATTTATAACCGTGATGCTGATAGCACCCAACTGCAACCAATCACATTTAAAGTAGCACATACTCTAAACGGAACGGGCGTAGCCAAAGCGGGCGATGTTTGGTATGACTACATGACCAACGCGGTTTATGGCGGGGCAGTAGATGCGGCATTTGTAAATAGCACAAGCGCAACCGCATTAAACGCGTATGGCGACCAAACAATTACATTTACTAATTCTAGTGGCAACCCTGCTACGCAACCGCGCTATCGTATCAACGGCGTATTAGATGCGGGGCAATCGGTTCTTTCCAATGTTGACCGTATCGTTTCCGCTTGCGATTCTTGGATGACATACAACGCCGCATTGGGTCAATGGTCGGTAGTTATTAACAAAGCCGAATCAACTTCTTACGCGTTTAACGACAATAATATTATTGGCGAAATTCGCGTTAGCGCAACCGACATTACAAGTTCAATTAATCAAGTTGAAGCGCGATTCCCGTTTAAAGAAAACCGCGACCAAGCCGCATTTGTAAACATTGAAACACCTAGCGGTTTACTGTATCCTAACGAACCCGTTAACAAGTATTCAATTACTTACGACATGGTTAACGATTCGGTTCAAGCAAATTACCTTGCCAATCGTTTGTTGGAACAAGCCCGCGAAGATTTAATTGTTTCTTTTAGCACAACCTATTACGGTATTCAAGTTGATGCGGGCGATGTAGTTAGCGTTACCAATGCCGACTACGGTTGGAGTTCTAAATTATTCCGTGTAATGAAAGTTAACGAAGCATCATTACTAGATGGTAATTTAGGTGCTAGGTTAGAACTTAGCGAATACAACGCGCAAGTTTATGACGATTTTGATATTACGCAATTTACACCCGTGCCGAATTCGGGTTTATCTGCGCCTAGTTATTTTTCATCATTAGCCGCACCTACTGTTACTGGATTTCCAAGCGCAACAGTACCTAATTTTAATGTTTCTGTTTTTATTCCAGTTACAGGGCGTGTTACTTTTGCTAATTTGTTCTACACAACAAGCGCAACGCCAACATCCGCTGATTGGCGTTTGTTAGGAACGGCATCGACAAGTAATAGTCAACCCGTAACTAACAATACTTATTACACATTTGAAAATCAAATTCTTTCTGCGGGAACTTATTATTTTGCTTACCTTGTTGGCAATGATGTTGGTCAATCTACATTAAGCACAAGTAGCACGGCGTTTGTTTGGTCGCCTACTGGAGGCACTACAGGGCCAACAGGCCCAACAGGAACAAGCGTTACAGGACCAACAGGGCCTACGGGTTTTGGAAGCACAGGCCCAACTGGTCAAGCGGGTTTGCAAGTAGCCCGACCCGCCGTGTATCAATGGGCATTGTCAACGCCTAGCATTTCGGGTTCATCTACATATACATGGTCAAGTGGCGCATATACCGCGCCTAGCGGATGGTCAACAACAATTACCGCCGCACCAAGCGCAGGGTTTATTCTTTATACGGCAACGGTTACTGTTACTGATGTTGCAACCGCAACAAGCACGGCGTTTAGTTGGACAAGCGCAAGCATTGTTGTTTCAGGTTATGCGGGTACTAACGGCGCAACAGGGCCTACAGGCGGCGCGGGCGTAACAGGGCCTACGGGTGGTGCGGGTGCATCAGCGCGAATCATGTATGCGCGTATTGCAAGCAATCCAACGCCCGTATCAGGAACGGTAACTGTAGCGGGCGATAACCGACCAAGCGGCGCAGAAGGTAGCGCGGTATGGGGTGCATCATTTAATGTTACTTGGTACGCAAATGACCCTGACCCATCTAGCAACAATTCTTTATACCAAGCAGATGGAATTTATAACGGTTCTACAACTTCTTGGTCAACGCCTTACATTTCAGCATTAAAAGTTGGTGCGCTATCTGCGGTTTCTACAAATACGGGTAGCCTTACCGTTAGCGGAACTTTGCAATCTAATACCGCGGCAATTAGCGGTACGACAATGACGGGTTCGGGCGGTGTAATTTACTCAAGCGGTAACTTTGCATTTGGTAACAGTACAACAAACATTGCGTTTAATGGTTCGCAAATGACCCTTAACGGTAATGTTGTTGCTACTGCAAACATCAATAGTAATGCCGTTACAAATTCAAATAGTGCTTACACGGGCGGTGGCATCAGCATTTCAAAAGATGCGGCGGTAGAAACTACCGTGCAATCAGTTGTTTTAACTTGTAGTGGCGCAAGGGTTTATGTTGCAACATCAGGGCGCATTGAACTTGGCTATAACACAGTTGATAATGTTTATGAAGATGTTATTGCGGTTTTATACATTGATAGTTTGGCTTTGGACTATGCTTGGAATTCAATGAATTTTTCTTTTAGCGGAATCCCTGCGGCGGGAACATATACATTTAGCGTAAAAGTTCATGTGGCTTCTACTTATACAACTGGTTCAAATGGCATTGCATCTAGCCGTTCAATGTTTGTTATGGAAACAAAACGATGACATACACAATTTACAAAACTGCTACAGGCGAAATTTTGCGTATTGTTATTTGCAATGACCCTGAACAACAAATTGCCGATGGCGAAGCGTACATAGAAGGCGAGTTTTCAGATATTGATTACATTGTTTCTAATGGTCAAGCGGTTGCCAAACCTACGCCTATTTTTGATGCCGATGCCGCCGCTATGCAAATTCGCATTAAACGCAACAAATTATTAGCCGCTTGCGATTGGACACAAGTAAATGATGTTCCCGCGGCAACTAGCCAAAAATGGGAGGCATACCGCCAAGCATTGCGTGATATTACTGAACAACAAACATTTCCCGAAAATGTAGTTTTCCCCGTTGCCCCCAATTAAATAAACCTATAAAATATCTAAAAGACAATACACCATGACCGCGGGATTCGCGGATGTTCTAACTAAGTTTAGGGAACGCTATGGCGATTTTCAATAAGAATACCCTTGCACAAGTAAGCGGTTTTGACAACCCCATTCTTGCGGGC